TACCAGACTTAGCAAAAGCCCCGACAAGATGAATAAGACCAAAACAGTAGAAACCAAAGCCAGGCACGTAACCATAATGGACGAAATGATTTCTCTTTTGTTTTGTCTTATCTTCTGGACGCCAGTTCCTGCGGATTGCCAAAACTGTCTGAGATCCTTTTTCAATCGTAACCACATAGGGGAGAGCGATTTCATCTTCATCTTCGTATCCTGGTAAGTTCAAGTCTACGTGCATCTCAAGGAGCTTATAGCGATCATCTTGAGTCGCAGAGAAGCCCATCTTTTGAGCAATCTTCTTTTCGACTTCATCTAAAGAGTCGTCTGGCGCACCAAGATCTATGTCCCGATAAAAGCCAGCAACTTGTAATCGTTTTATTTCGTTCTCCGTCTTTCTCATGACGTGTGTGACACGGGGAGAAGACTGAAGACTTGATACCCCGTAAGGAACTACTACGTCCTCAGCGGGAATAAACATGGAGACCTGTCTTTCTAGAGAGGGGTCGTAATATACTTTCTTAAAGGCGTTACCCGCTAGACCTAAGCCCCATATCATGCGCTCGTGTTCTGGGCGGAACTCTGTCATAACGTCTGTTAGCTGGTAGTTCATATCATCTTGAACCCGCTGGGCAGCGTCTTTAATCTGTGGTGTTTCTTTTCCGACAATGGTTGTTCTTACGGGACCCTGAGCAGGGAAAGTCTCCATGATGGTCTCGGCTTGGAACTTCACGAGTGCTTCGGATAGGAGTGGGTGGTAGACACCGCAGGCTCCTTCCCATGGTTCAGTACGATCTTCGAGCTTCATTCCTAGGAGTTCTAGTCCATCGACATAGGTTTGCATCCAGTCTTTGCGGGATGAAATATCTTCACCAAAATCACTGATTAAATCCCCAGCTAACTGAGCTAACTCGCCGTCATCCATATACTCCGCTAGGTTTGCGTCAAAGTCTTCGTCTGATGGCTTCTCTTTTTCTATCTCAATTTCAAGACCATCTATGCCGATTGTTACGGACTCTGGGTCTTCGATCTCAATCTCAATCTCTGGTGGGGCGTTGAGCATTTCTTCTGCAATCCCAACTGGGGCTTGATATAGACTTTTTTCGATTGACATAATATTCCTTAGTAGTAAGCCATTTTGCGTCTAAACATTTGTGGCTCGTCTTGTTCATCTGTATCTAGACGAATAAATCCGCCTTTCCTAAACCGAATCAATGCTTGTGTACTAGAGTCCACTAAGTCATCGTGTTCTGAGTTTGGAAATGCCGCCATCTCTTCTATTACTTCCTCCGCCCACCGTGTCGCTGGCGCCCACACTTTCCCAGAGGCAAACAGATCTGACACAGAATTAATACGAGCAATCTTATCATTACCACGAGTGGGCGTAAACTCTTGAACTGGTATTCCTCGCTGTCTTAATTCATATATTAGTGGGGAACCTGCTGCTTTTGCCTCCACAACGAAGGCATCTGGCTCCCATTCTATGTAATGTTTATACGCTCTTTCCTTTAATTCTGGAAATTCCATCCGTTGTTTGAAGGCATCTAACAAAATCACGTGGGGATCGTCTTCGTTTTCGTTCATATAGAAAACTCCCCAAGTCGTACACGCAGAATAGTCGCTTCTCTCGTTTTTGGTGAAGGCAGTATCCCATGATTGAATGACAAAATCACACTGAGGTGGGTCTTCTTTCTCCCAGATCTTCCACCACTCCCGTTTTACGATGGCGCCTTCCTCAGAAGTCGGCTGTTGTTGGTACTGGGCATTCCATTTTGACAGCGGAAGTTCTAATTTCAGGGCTTCTAGCTCTTCAATACTCCAAAATTCAGGCCAAAGCGGGTTTCCAGAGGGGAGAATTGCAGGAAAGTCGATGATTTCCCACTCTTCTCCGTCTTTATCTATCCAGCTTTTGACGATTCTTCCCGTTAAATCCCGTTTTGCCCAGCGTGTCATCACCACAACAATGCTTCCACCTGGCTGGAGACGCTGACGAGGACCAGATGAGTACCACTCAAAAACTTTATCGTAGACTTCTGGGTTCGTAGAGGCTATAGCCGCCTCTTGTTCGGAGTGTGGATCGTCAATAATTAACAAATCCGCACCCTTACCAGTAACCGTACCACCTACACCGATAGCGAAATACTCCCCGCCATGATTAGTGTTCCAGCGACCCGCTGCTTTGGAGTCTTGTTTGAGTCCTACATTTGGGAACACCGTGGAATAAATCTCAGAACCCACTAAGTTCCTGACCTTTCGTCCAAAACCCACGGCTAGTTCCGCAGTATTAGAACACTGGATGATCTTCTTATTCGGGTACTTCCCTAAAAACCAGGCAGGAAGAAGAAAGGAGGCAAACTCAGACTTAGTATGACGAGGAGGCATATTAACAATAAGACGTCTGATCTTTCCATTTACGATCTCCTCAAATTTTTTCGCCATGACTTTGTGGTGTCTGCCGTCTACAAAGCTGGGCCACATCTGTTTAACAAACGGTAGGAAATTACTAGTCGCCTTCTCCCGCATAAGAGAATCTCGATACTCCAAGGCAGTCTTTAGGAGTACTTCCTGTTCCTCTGGAGGAGCTTGCGCTATGAGCTTTTCTAGTTTATTCATCTATTAGATCACTTAGATTTCTAAACTTAATCCCAGATGGACGTAGTGTCCTGCGCTTATTTGCGATCTTTTTACAGGCGCCGATCTTCACGAGTTCGTTGATAAGTCTGGAAACGTTACTACGACTCCTGTCTTTGGAGACCATCATGATCTCATCTATAGAAGGACTATAGCCGTACTTCTTCCACCACATTTCTATCACCAGATAGATGTCCTGTTGTCTGGGCGTCACAGTCCTGGCTCCCAGCTTTTGTCTACAACCATGGGTTTACCCGTGAGGATGTAGGCATCGTGCGCTATCGCTAGATTTTTTATAGCCCAGTCTAGTGCGGCATACCCTCTAGAGTCTTGTGGGTAGGACTGCCTAATCGTAATTAGGTCGTTAATTCTCTGGATCATTTCTTGGCTCTCTCTATTACTTTCTCCGCTAGACATTTAGACTCCTCCTCCCATATCGCCCGCTTGATTGACGTCATAACACGGAGCAGGGCATCCTTATCATTCCTAAGAAGATACTTAAGAGTCTGTATAGCCAACTCCTCTTTATTCACTTAAATCCCCAGAAAAACTTCTTCGCCCGCTTAGACCACCGCACACGGAATATAAACTTGCCCGCCTTTAGGACAAACCCAAGGCTATTTGGATCAGAAGGAGGATATACATTAATCCCATTAAGAGGATCTAAACCCTCTATCTTCCACCAGAACAGATTCCATCCGTAGTACCACCGATAGTTAACAAATAAGACTTTTTTATTAAACATACCCCCCTACCCCTTTTCTTTCCAAACAGTGACGGGGGGTGTTTCTATATCCTTACTCTTTCCTTCTTCCCAATTATTTGTACCCCCCACCCCTTCTTTTTCTACATTTCTTGGGGGTGGATTCGCTCCCTCGTCTTGCGACTTGGTAGGTGGAAACGTTTCCACTTGACTTTTTTCTTCTTCAGAATCAGTAGGTTGCAGAGGCGTTTTTTCATCAGTAGCGTCAGGAGAGACGGATTGAATGTGTGGAATACTATGTATTACAGTTCCCTGTTCGGCGTGGTCAATATCGGGGGGTCGGGTGGTGGTGGGTTCTCCGTCTTGGGGTTCTGATTCTGTCGGATTTGAACCTGACAATTCTCTGAGCAAACTCTCACCTTCGTCTATCTCTGAGGCATCTACATTAATGATCGTCTTTAATTGCTCTATGAGTCTTTCCTTGATCTTGCTACTCTCATGTATAACCCGTGTTTCTTTCCTATCCACGAATGCCCCGACCTCGCTAACCTTTCCCAACAATTCCAGGGATCGTATGCGTTGGGCGTCTTTTACCTCAGGATTTAGGGCTAATTCGGTTAGTTGATGTATTACTAACTCCCTTAATCTTTCGGGTTTCTGATATTCCCTCGCCTCAAATGCCCTCGAATAAGCATCTACTAATAGTTTTATGCGAGTATCGCCCATTAACTTTTGAGCATTCGCTGAGGCGGTTATTGGATTCCCATTAGTGTCATAAGCGATCTTATAAGCCTGTGCCTTTGGTTTGCCTAGTGCGACCTGTTTGGCGAATGTCTTTTGTTTGTGGGTTAGTTGCTTATCTCCTATTGATCCTAGCAATATCTGCTCAATAGGTATTTGCTCTAATCCTTCCTTTATTTCTCTCTTGCTGATCTTAGCCATATGTATAAATTGCGGTCTTTTTGGGTTTATCTTGGTTATGTAATCTAGTGGTAAATCGTAGGTATGTAATAAGAACAAATCATATACCGATTCTTTACTGTATGCAAACTCAGCACTATATATAAAAACATTAGGGTAAATACTAACCTCACCTTTTGCCTTTTGTATCGTCTTGGTATGTAGGAACGCAAATTATTGCAATCCATTACTAAGGGAATTATGAAAACAATCACATATAGCATTCTGTATTTACTACTGTGCCTTACCTGTTATTTAGTATTAGCGACCTTTTTATGGGTGATCCTATGAATAGATCCGACTATTTAGAAATGAGATTAAAACGGGCTTTTTGGTTGGTCAAAGAAATGTTTCCCGATATCACCTCAAAAGATGCCTTACTAATGGCAGGTGCAATTGTCCAAGCATTCGAAGACCTTAAAAACACTCAATAGAGATAAGGGGTTTATCCCCTTATTTCATAGTGTGAGAAAGTGTTAAAAAGTGTTAAAAAGGTATTGACACCCTTATAAATAAAGGCATAAAGTTGCAATGTGCAGTTTTCTATAATGTATTGCATTTATTGAAAGGGTCTAACCATGAACGCATTCAACGCAACAATTAAAACCGACTTAGGTATTTATTACATTGATCTAAAAACTCATTCTAGCGGAGAGCATTTATTCAATGTCATATTCAATGGGCAAGGTTGTTATTTTGGATCTATTGCCGAGGCATTGGCTTGGGTTAAAGAGCATTCAGACTATTTCTTAGCAAACGCTTAAAAGATCGAAACCCCGAAAGGGGTCTAAGGGTTTTGCCCTTACTGATGAGATCAATTAACAGGAGAATAAATTATGTTGGGATCAATAGAAAAAGCAATAACGGAAAGGGTGGTAAAAACTGCCCTAGATTGGGGTTATTTAGTTGGAGTAGATAGCCAAGACGGGACAGAATTAGACCCTTGCCACGATATAAACGAAATTTTGAACACTTGTTTTAACTATGATGATGTAGTTCTAGTTCTAGACAATTGCTACAACCAAAACAAACCATATGGGCGAATTTTGTTTGTTTTTGATAATGATGAGATTGACATCATTTCGGATTACTCGATAAGCCTCAACGAATTTATTCAAAATTTAGATTTCAAAAGATTAGTAATTGACCTTTGAAGGAGATTTATAAATGAAAGCAACATACTTTATTGAGGGGTCAGAAGTTTCCTATTCTGAATGCCTCGACTATTTTGTGATGTATAGCGGATTTTCTAGGGATGATGCGGTTCAGGTTTTCAACGAAAACAATAGCCCTGATTGTGCCGATTACTTGAATCAGGAATGCTCAGAAATTGAAATTATTTATCAATAAATTGGAGATATAAAAAATGAAATACATTCGACTAAAAGACGGGCATATTATGCAGACCACTAACCCCCAAAATTGGGAAGGGTGCGAG